GGGCAGGCCGGGCATGTGAGCGCTCGGCTTCAGCAACTCGTCATAGATCGGTTCGGGAGGCGGGTGCATGTCGATCCTCGCCATCTCTATTCCTCCTTCTCGGTGTGCGGGGAGGGAGGGGGAGGAAGGGGCATCCAGTGGGTCGGATCGGACATGAGCCTGTCGCCATCGAAATAGTCGGCCCAGTATGGCTCTGACCAATCGGGCCAAATCCAGTGACCCACCCCAATGCCCAGCATTTCGCCTACACGAGGCCCTTGAACGAACCCATCCGCAATAAACCGGGACTCCATCGGCTCAAACAGCAACACCGCAGTTCCATCCTTCGGTGCCGTGCTGATGTCCTGCCATTCACTCATCGCCCTGTCCCTTCGCCTTCCTGTATTCCCTGATCTCCGCTCCATTCATATGATCACGCCACTTCTGCTCAAGCTTGGCGTTGGAATGGGTTATGGCCATCTTGGCTCGCTGCTGCATAACATCGAACATCAGCCGGTCGGCCTGATAGTCCTTGTAGTCCTCTGGGGTTTGGATGCGTTTCATTATAAAATGGCCCTAGACAGCCAAACTAGAGCGATCACCACAAGACCAGTTGTCCCTCCGACAATCGCCACAACAGAAGCCATCACCAAAGACGTAGAGAGCAAGTCCCTTACAAAATTTCCATTTCCGTCTGTTAATTTCATCTCCGCCTCCTTCTCAGCGCTTGCGCTAGATCAATACCATCGTCTTCGTCGTCTACTGCTTTGGGCTCGGGAGGGGCTTTGCCTGCCAGCATCCTATCTAGGAGCTGCCCCACCAAACCTAACGCGTCCACCTGATCGTCGTGCACCCCAACCGGGAAGCTCATCATCTCGCTGATCAGGTAGGACTTCCACTCCGCGTCCTTGGGTATGTATAGACCAGTTGAGGCAATTCGTCCACGGAAAGATTGCGCCCTGATTGCTTTGTCGCCACGAGTAGGGAACTGCTCACGCGCCACATAGGCTTGCTTCTCGATCATGGAGCGCACCAGGAACGGGCCGACGCCGGACTTTATCTGACCGGTTTCCTCGGCCCATCCGATCGGCTTCCACTTTCTGACGAGATCGCAGAAGGCCTCAACCCACTTATCGGAGCTGGCTTTCTGCCGCCAAAGATCAAGGAGAAACAATCGGTGCTGTGGATCAACCCCGATGATTGCGTGAACGGTGTAGTCTCCCCCGCTCTGTGTGACTGCATAGTCAGAACCTCCGTATATGCGGAGTGTGGACGGGTCAGGAAGATGCTCAACTTCATGGATCCATTCCTTCCGGAAGTAGTCGCCAGTCTCTGGGCTAGGACGCTGCTGGTAGAGTGCGGACCAATCACGGGCTGGCAGCGCCTTCTTGATGCGCAGAAGATCATCAATGCTGTACTGATCGGGCCACAGAGCCTCTCCATCGTCACTAATGGCGGGAAGGTTAAGGATCTTCCAGCCTTCGTGCATGTGCTCCTCTTGTAGCCAACCAGCGAGATCACTTTCGTGCCATCGGGTCTGGATTACGACCACTCGCCCACCAGGCATAAGGCGGGTGTAGGCTGTTGAGGTGTACCAGTCCTTGGTCTTCTTACGGATTACTTCAGATTCTGCGTCTTCTCGGTTTTTGACCGGATCGTCAATGAGAAGCAGGTGAGCGCCACGGCCAGTAAGAGGCCCGCCCACACCGACAGCGAAATAAGCACCATTTTGTCCTGTGCTAAAGGAATCCAATGGTTGCGTAACATGAAATCGACGGCTGCTAGTGGAATCAGACTTAAGACCCACACCAGGGAAAATTGCATTGTAGCCAGGATCAGCAATTTGGTTTCTGACTTTTCTACCGAAGTCATCAGCAAGCTCCTGTGCATAGGTTGCGGCCACAACGTAGTGGTCTGGGTTGCGGCCTAGATACCAAGCCGGGAAGAACTCGGACGCCAGCATGGACTTGCCGTGTCGAGGAGGCATCGTAATCATCAAACGCGTAATCTCCCCACGCTCTACCATTTCGAGGTGGCGAGCAATGAGGAGATGATGCTTGGCTAGCTTATAGCTCGGCCATTGGTAACAGGCGTATGAGGCCAGCCTTGAGTATGCGAAATCCTCTGGCGTGGCTTGGATGGCTGTCATCTATTTAGTCGGCCTACTATCTATCACTTTACTCCTCCTTCTGATTGATCCTGGGTTTGGAGAGCGATAGCCAATCCTTACGGCGCAGGATTCCTCCAAGAATGTTTGAAGCCACGTTCCAAGGCTGGCTGTCCTGAGAATAATTGTCTCGCACTGCTCTCGCCTCTTGTTCAGCCTGCTCGAAGGCATGGGCCTGTATTTTCTCACGACGATAAATTTCGGTATTCTCGATGGCGTTGGCAAACCAACCGAAAACCCAATCTTGATCCATATCGCTGTAGCCTAGCTTTTTAGCCGTGGCGCAAAAAGCCTCTGACCACTTCATTCCATCATCTCGGCAGTGAGAAAGCAAATCACCGTCTTCCATATCGCTCATACTCATCTTAACCTACCACTGTCATGATTACGTTGTTGATGTTATTGGTGTTCATCGATAGAAAACCTGCACGTTACGACGACGCTTCATCTCAGCATCAAAATCCTCAGGCCCCATGCGCAGGAGATCCGCGTCGGTATAACCGCCAGTGCGGACAACCCTGTTGCGAGCCCTGTTGAGTTTTTTGTTTAGTTCGTCACGCGTCATGATCAACAGCTCGACCCTGCTCATTCTTCTTCCCCACGCTTGCGGATGAGTCCGGCGCAGTGGACCAGCCAATTGTAGGTGGACTTGCCGCGCTGCTGGTTCTCGTGCCCAAGGGGCGTTGCCTTGGCGACGGCGATGAGGTGCTCGGCGCATGCTTCCCGCTCTTCTGCCTTTGCAGCCATGATGGCGCGGGCGAAGTCGTACCGAAGTTCGGATAATGTATCCCCCGCTGGCTCTGTATAGGCGCCTGAGTATAGGATTGCCTTGTCCCAAACGTCCTGCGGGATATCGTCGGGCTTTGTCATTTCTTCCTCCACCGTACAGACGCTATATCCATAGGCGTTGCACGTTCATCTAGAATTTTCTGAGCTACGCAAAACTTTATCCCAAGGCCGCTCTGGACTCTTTCAAGCTCACTAGTCAGATTAATCTCACCATTACGAAGGCAGTCTTGGTGTACTTGCGCCATAAGATCTAGAGCCATCTTTGCTACTCGCTTGTCTTCTTGGTTCATTTTATGAATGCCCCAACAATCTTTCCTAGCTTAGCCTTCGGGCCGAAAGGCGACTGATACTTATGAGCAAGTGGGGTGAATTTCTCACCTTTTTTAACCTTCTTGCTAGCCTTACCCATTCTTCTTCCTCGCTCTGTACTCTCGTTGCTTCATGGCCTTATACGCCCTCATGTCTGTGATGGTCCTGGGGCGGCCTCGGCCTCGCTTGGGAATAGGTTGCCGGTCTTTATACCCAACCGTACCGGCAGAAGTTGTTTCCGGAGCTTCAGACATGAGCAACCTAGACCCCACATTGTCTTCCACCCTGGTATTAGTATCGACGGGCAGGGCTTGAGTACCTGCTTCGCCGAATCGTCCATTATGTGCCTCTATGTGATGAACGCGGCATAACCAACGAACGTCCAGTGGCTTCGAGTAATCTTCGTGGTGACCATCCACCTTGATCTCACCACATACTTCGCACGGCTTCCTTACAAGCTCCCCGCGTCGGATAGCATTGGTCATAAGACGGTGTGCTTCGTGTTTCTCGGGATAGCGGGCTACGTACCGCCTGTTCTTATCCGTTTTGGGAACGCCGCCCTTCCAATTCGGATTTCTCTCTCCACTTTGATCCGGTCTGCTAGCCAATTTTGCCGCACAAGTTTTAGAGCAACTTCGCGCCCTGCCGCGCTTAACCTCATGCGGAACGGCCTTAAACCCCTTCCCGCATACCTCACAAAGGCAATCTGCCATAACCCTGGCGTTGGATCGTGCTGCCGTCGATTTCTTGCGGCACTCATAAGCCGGATGGGCTCCGCCGCAGTGTTCTTTACACATTCTTAGCCATTGTACGGTTCCAGACGATGCAACAGGGCTCGGCAAGCCAGGGCGGTACGCAAATCAGCTCCACGCTTCTTCATGCTGACAACGCTGTTTGTGGATATTCCAAGCGCCTTAGCGCACTGAGCATCAGAACGAGCGAGGCCAGACGCCTTCATGTTGGCAAGCCACGCATTAAAAGCAGAAGGGGGCATTACGCCCCCATCAACTTCATTGTAGAAACCTTATGGTCATACTTGGTGCCGTTTTTGCTGGCGTACGATGCTGCAATAGCCTCTGCTTCTGTCGTGAAGTCTGCTACGAAGGAACCTGTATTCCAAGTCGAGACACGGAAGAAAACCTTTGGGTAGTCTGCGGGGATCATTCCGAGGTCGTTAAGTTTGAGCTGCATCTGTCTTCTCCGTGTTTCTATGGCCCTAAGATGCCACAAGAAACTTGGACGGTCAACGGCTAAATTCAAGATTGTTGGATATTTCTTCAGGCAACCATCAAAGCCAGTTGAATAATCACCCGCCGCTGGTGTTAGCGTAGCTGGGTCGGCCTCGCCATCATCATTTCCTCCACATCATTGATTTCCATACTTAATTCAACGCGCGCTCGTTATCAGCCTGTACCGCCAGGATAGCAGCCGCCACCGCAGCATCACGCTGTTCCTTTGATGTCGTCTCAACATCTACAGACGCCTCGATAGCCTGCATGGGCTTGCCGTCTGTCCGGTCTGCCACCTCTTTAATGGCCGCCATATCCCCCTCCATGGCCTTGGAAACCAGCATTTCTGCGATCTTGCGCAGCTTGGTAACAGGCTTCCCATCCTCGCCTATTCCAATAGCCTGGCGCAGCTCGATGGTGAGCATATTCGCGAAGGATCGCTCTTTCGGTGGACGGCCAGCCATTAAATTCTCCTAACGTCTTGACACATAAGCCAAAGCTTATACGTCACTGTTGACGTATACTACCTCTTCATTTGGTAGCATCTCGTCTACAAAGAACCTGACAACTTTACCCTTTGCCAGACATTCGAACTCCCCAGATGCATAGGGGTCGACCCCGTCTCGGCTTACTGGCTTATAAGCATCAATGATGCCCTTGAAGGCTTCAGGGCCAACCTTAGCAGAAACCTGCCTACTTGTAGTCCCGATAGCAACTTCATCGACAAAGCTTCGTGCGTTCATATCTCAAAGATCCTTTTGTGTTAGAGTTAACCGATATCTGGTTTATCTTCAACCTTTGGGTTTATCCCTTTGGCTTTAGAACGGATGGCGTTGCAAACCCTCAATGCACCTGGGCCATCAGTGTATCCATGATTCTTCGCTGCAATGTCCTCCGCTATCTTAGCGCACTCCTCGAAAGCTTTAGAGCGGGCTTGAACAATTGCATCCGCAATTAGCCCTTCCAGCCTCACTAGGGCGTCAATAGTTCCTTCCGCTCCAGATTGGAGGATTATCTCAGCGGCCTGTATTTCATATTCATTGCGGCTCAATTCTTGTTCTCCCCTAGAGTGTCGATAAAGGCTTTGGAACGACGAATGCCTTTGCGGTATTCGCGCATGTACTCGGTGAAATACCCCGGCCTGTGCCGACTTTTGTTTCTATCCGGCTTTGAATTGGCATCGACAGGCAGGACTTGAGTACCTGCTAGGGCTTCGATAGCATTGCGTTTGCCGGGCTGTGCGTCCACCGCCTCTGGTACGTTGCGTAGATTCGGCTTACTGGCTCTAACCGCCCTTACGATTATCCGGTCCTTCCCGGATGCCGTCGATTTCGTTACCCTGACGATACAGGGTGAATTTTTGTAGTGCATACCTTTGCACTTTTGGCAAAGTTCTAGGGGCAATTACGCCCCCATCCCTTCGCACATTGCCTTGAAGCCTTCCGCCTGAGCTACTGTCTCGAAACTGCCAACCAAAACCCACTTCTGAAACTTGGTCTTGTTGTCGAGGTGAACGCTAGTGACCAGTTCCAGAACCTTTGTGCCTTCGATCTTGTAGTTGGTCATTTCTCTCTCCGTTTCCTGAGTATGAGTAAACACCATCTCGCATGTGTTTACAAGCCCTTTTCTACGCTGACCTGCATTTTCTTTTTGGACCTGTACTCTCGCATATATTCCGTGAAATAGCCGGGTCGGTGACGCGATCCACCGGCTTAAGCGTCAATCTCCATCTCCTTGCACTTGGCTGCTGCCTGATCTACGCGTTCCCATAGCTTTTGAAGCTGCTGAATATCCACGAAATCCGCGCTAACCGATTGATATTCCAGATACGCCGCCCATTTCCGCATAACTTGCGGATCGTTTAGAACATCCACGCTCCAGGGAGAATTGTACTCCCTTTCATACCACTCTCCTAGGGTCATGAGTGGCATGTAATGTAAGCGATCCTACCGTCAGGAAGATTTACACGGGCGCGATCGCACACTTCCAACCTTTCGGATACATACTCCGCTTCATACTCTGATTCCTCGCCCCCATCCGCAATGATGATCCAGTCCTCATCGCCACCGAACGGAGACAGCGCCTGCCACTCCTTCGGTGCATCGTGGAAGTTATAGATCGATACAGCCCTCTTGAACACATCACTCACGAGAGTAATCCCTCACCGAAGCTGCTATAAACCCTATAAAAAGCAACATGGAGCCCGTCCAGAAAAGTTGCCAGCTGTATTCGCTCACCCATATAGCTGCCATCCAAAAGCCAACCCACCCATACGAATAGACGGCCATGAGAAACCGATCCAATTTTGTTGCCTTGGGCTTCTTCTCACTCATCGCATTCTTCTCCTTCCCGCCTAGCCCAGAAATACGACCCGGCAGGAATCATGGAAACAGTAGATCTGTATTTTCCTTTTCCACTCTTAAACAACTGGAAACCGATACGGCGAAGCCTCTCGCCTCTTATTTCAATCGATTCACCAGCCTGCAACAGAACGTACTCTGCACCATCAGATGCTTCCGATGACCTTCCCAACCCAATCATTCGGTTGAAAGCTTCATCTCTCATCGTAGTCTTCTCCCCTAGCTGCTTTGATGGCGTTCTCGATCTTGGTGCGAACAGGGCCGATTACATCAGGGTCTGTCAGAGCGTATTCCAGCGCCTGGAGCATCATTGGCGCCGCTGCTGCTGTACGGCACACCTCCTCTGCATCCTCGTCTGTTAGCCATTCATTGACCGTCAGGAGAGTGCCGCGATAGGTGCGCACCTCGTCTCCTACTGCGTACCATGCATCTTCACTGCGCTTGGTCATTTCCCCGCGTTCCTCTGCTCGTCGTAGCTCTTGAAGAGAACCTTGACTGTACGCTTTACAGCCATGTGTTCGAAGTCCTTGGCCATCCCCTCGTGGTTATAGCTCATTCAGCATCTCCATCCATGTTCAGGATAAGGTCGAGAACCTTCTCCGACTGCTCCGCACGTGTTGACCAGTAATAGGAATTGGCGATGAAATACAGGAGCAGTACCCACGTAAAGATGGCGAGCCATAGCGGAAACTCCATCGTGTTCATGAACATGTCCATCACTCTTCACCCTCCTTCTTTGTCTTGAAGCGCTTGATAGCCTTGCTCAGCTCTTCGATTACCTGGCCGTTCATCGTCCGGTTATTCGCCTTCGCCAGCTTGTGCAGGTCATCCCGCATTCCCACTGGCATTCGGATCGTCATTGTCTCGCGCAATTCATTCTCCTTTTCTGATGCGCTCAGCCTGCATGCATTTTCTGCTTGCGTCAAGCATTCTTTTATGGTGATGTGTGGATATCAAACGGAGAGAGAAATGACTGAGTTCATGGATGATGGATTCCCGATGAGGAATACGGAATACGCGCTGCGGGGATACCCCAAGTCATATGTAACGCTCACACGCGAGCAGGAGGCGGAGGAGAGGCGCAAAGAGGCCGAGGAGTGGGCTAAGTCCGCCGCTAGCCTCATCACCCCCTCTATCCCCTGCTCTGTGTGCGGAAAGCATACGAGCTACGAACTGATCACCCGGGCCGATAACCCGAACCTTGAACAAGACCTGAAGAATGCCAGTGTCGGTGTTTTCTGCTGGTCACATGGAGGCTGATATGGACTTTCTCAAATACCACCCTGCATGGGCATGCATTATCGGGATCGCTGTGATCCTTCCTTTCATCCTTATCTTGGGAGAGTGATATGATCCCGAGTTGGGCAAAGCCAGGGGCGAAGGTGGTGTGTGTTGACGCCTTCCCGTTGGAGGGGAGCATATGGGTTTCACCGCCAGTGGAAGGAGTTATCTATACGATAACCGATACCTTCTACCAGGAAGGCGTATTACTTCTACGACTCAAGGAGCTGCGCAATTTCCAGGACATCGGATATCTAGCACGCCGCTTCCGTCCCCTCGTCTCCCGCACCCAAGAGCAGGACGTAGACCTATTCAAAAGCCTACTGAACCCCACACTTGTTGATAAGCTAGACCTACTTGCGGAGAGAATGAATGAACTGGCAGAAGATTGAGACAGCGCCGAAGGATGGGACCGAGATTATCGGGGCGTTCTATAGGGATTATGGATTCGGAAAGCCTACAACTTATGGACCATGGACGATCCGATGGAACGGAAAGGAGTGGATTTCCAGCTGGGATGGATGGCAAGTAATCTCTAGCCAGACCGACTTTGGAACCGACTACCACGGACCTGATATTGAGCCCACCCACTGGATGCCACTTCCCCCACCACCTATTGACGAAGACTAACGGATAGGCAATAGATTGAGAGCCGGGGGGTTTACGCTCACAAGTGTCTCCTCCCACTTAGCGCCACAGGTTCTCCTCCCTCGCTCTCCCTGTGTGACTTCCCGGCGTCTCTCCTCTCGTGTAACTTAGCCCTGGCACTTCGGTGTCAGGGTTTTTCTTTGGAGGCTATATGTCCTACGCAAAATATCGGAACAAGCCGACGCACTATGATGGCCATCGCTTTGACTCCAAACGCGAGCTAAAGCGCTACCAAGAGCTTCAGTTGCTTGTTCGGGCTGGAGAGATAGCCAATCTTGAATTACAGCCGTCCTGGAGCTTCTCTGTTGACGGGGTGCCAGTCGTAATTCGCAGCCAAGGCTTCCCAAACGGTCGGAAGCTGACTTATCGAGCTGACTTCTCCTACACAGACAAAAATGGCACCCCCGTTATCGAGGATGCCAAGGGCTTTAAAACACCTGAGTACAAGATCAAGAAGGCTCTGATGGAGGCTTGTCATGGAATTGTGGTGAAGGAGGTATAACCCCATCCCTCTTTAGGATCTCTATACCTAGCTCGTTGATGAGGCCGCGCTGCCGCATTATCTCAATCGTAGAAAGAAATATTGCGTAGGATTTGACCCCTTCCGATAACTCTCTGTCCCTAGATAGCCACTCTAGAGCAAACTCCTCCAAGTCTCTCTTCACATCGTCAAAGATGCTTCTCTCGTTTAGTTGTCCTGCTCTCTCATCGGTCATTTTTATGTTCCTCTGTTATTTTGCTTGGGATGGGGGGAGGGAAGTCGAAATATGGACCGTCCTCCCGGCCTATGAAGGCGATAAGGTGTTCAGCAGCAGCAATGATCTGCTCTCGGAATTGATCAGGGCTTGATACGCCTGCCAGATACCCACTGCTCCCAATTGATATCACCTCATCCCCTTCGACAGATACGAAAACCTCCCAACTCTTACTGCTCATCTTGTGTTATTCCTTTAGTGGGCTGGGGAGGGGAAGGAAGAGGTTTCCAGTGGGTGGGCTTTATGATGCCAAATGCAGGGGCCTTCCACCGCTTAACCTCCGTATCAAAGTACGCCTCACATACTTCTCTCGCGTCGCACAAGTCCGGGACGTAGGCCATGATGTCCGTCCAATCTCGTGGTGCTGTCTCAATCTCTTTCCACTCACTCATTCTCTTTCTCCCTTGTTCATTGGTTTATGCAATAAGGCTGCGGAACGTTTGCGCTGCTGAATCTCATCCTCGCCACGCTTGACCGCCAAATCAAACTTCGTAACTAGTACTCTGTCTTCTCGGGACAGAGGGGAGTTATCGTCTAGGATAAATTCTATCAAGTTATCCAAACTGTCGGCCATTCGTTTCTCCATAGCTATCAAAAAAGACGTAGGTGAGGTATACCCCTACTCTTGGTTTCAGTCTCGGACGGTGTGCAGACCTTAGCACTTTATCAAACGCACCTGATGCTGGATGCTCCCAGCGGCTCTGAGGGGGTGCCCTCCTGGAACCTAGGCTTAACCTAGAGTCTCACCATTAAAGTCGTTTATCCCGCTCTTCCGAAGCTAAGGCATCCGTCTTAAAGATGGTGCTTTGGTCTGTAAGCACGGCACTTAACTGAAAAGTCGGTGTGGCGTCTCGCAGCCATAGGTTCACCGCTTCACAGCTTGTGACCTAAATGGCTTGGAACATATTGTGGGTAGGCCTTGAACTAATGCGATAGATATGGCATTTAAGGCTTACCGAATGTGTTGTAGCCACTTCGGTCGCGTCGAGGGATCTGAGAAATCGCTTCGACACCCATTCTCTAGCATACCGCCCGTTATGCGTAAAGCCCCTTGATCTTAACCGGTCAGGGGGCTAATCTTCTTCTCGGCTCCCCTATAGACGTGGGGATAGGTAGCTGGCGCTGAATTAGTCCAGAAGACCTCGTAGCGCTGCGGTGGCGCCCTGTGGCTCGCAGGGTAAATCCAGGGTTTGAGAAACCAGAGAAAACATTCAAAAGCCCCGGCGTCCATTCAAGGATACCGGGGCTGCTTTATATGTCGACAGCTTTAGTGCTCTTAATGAACTCCGGGTCTATTTGTTAGTTAGGCTAGCTGACCTCAGACAAGGAAATGTTGAGATACGTTATGATGGCTGCGCGAGCCGTATAACGATATCGGTTTTGGTCTGCTTCTGAGATTTCAGACCAAGTAACTTTCCTAGCACCACCGTTCCCAGCTCGCGCCCATTCCGCTTGCCAGATCGATTCCGCAACCCGATCCACCACCTTGCTGTCCATTCTATTCTTCCTTCTCGTTCATGTATTCTTCCATCGGTGTCATGCCGAGGGCTGAAAGATATAACTCCATAACAGCTTCTTCCTCCCGGCGCTTGTTCGGATCTTTCTTACGAAGCGCTACGATCTTGCGCAGAATGGATGAATCATACCCATTCCCCTTGGCCTCTGAGTAGATAGCCGACACATCTTCCTTCAGTGCATCAATCTCGCCATTCATCATCTCCACCCGTTCGATATATGCGCGGATCTGGTTGTTTGCAGTGCTTACATCAGTCATTCTTCGACTTCCATTCCACAATCATGTCATTAGCTACAGATATGGCATTGTGATATTGTATGTACATGCGAGCCGAATCACGCTTCACCTTTTCGACATCAATACCTCTTTTTTCTGCGTGATTTTTAGCCCAAAGTGCCGCATCTGACCTACTTTCTGCCAACCCACACATGCGGACCCAATCGGCCGAGTACGTATACGGGAAACGACTATCGTTTTCTGAAAGTAAATTCATTCGTCCATCCACCTTCCCTGGTTCAAAAATGTGCTAAGGTGCGGAATGAACTTCCCGCCATCCTTGATCGTGTATGTCTTACGGTCGATCTGAGAAACCATGTAGCGCTTTACGCCCTGAAGGATCTCATCAGCCGTGGCCTCCAACTCTATATCGACGTAATTTCCTGAATCCTTGTCGAGCGTTCGGGTCTTGAAGCCTCCCTTCACAATGGCGAGGAATTTAGCCTTTGCCAGCGGCTTCTTTGCCTTGTTCCCGTAGTTCTTCCAAACCTCCTCGAAAGCCTTGTCTAGGGCCTCTTTCTGGCCGTCCTGTGAGGGGAACTGGAATAGCTGTGCTGATTGTGTCATGCGTTGAGACCTTTCAGATATTGCTCATGTTTCTTTATCCCATGGGTGACTGACGAATGGTCCCTATAACCAAGATGTACCGCTATCTGCGTGGTGCTTAGTATCGTCTCGTTGTAAAGCCGATAGCATGCTTCGTGTCGCGGGACGCTGTATTTCCTCTGGTTCGATTTCTTCCGCAAATCTTTGATCGTGATTTTGTGCTTGTTGCAGATTTCGATAGCGATCTCCTTCCACCTCTCAATATAGCTCGATGACTCCTCCGCAATCATGATGCGTCCCATATCTATATCAATCTTAGAGGACGGCTTAATCACCATATACTCGCGGCGCTTGTGGGCCGACGCCCGGTACTGATATTCAACGCCAGGAACGTTCGTTGTCGACATTTCCCGGCGCCGAGTGAAGCCGAGACGCTCACGGCGCGAGTTGTAGCTAGCCTTAACCGATGCGTATGTTTTAGGTGCCTTTTCACCGACGGGAGGCAAGAAAATACTCTTCGCCTGAACATCCATCAGGCGCATGAAGCTTACTTCTGACATGGGTTACTCGCTGTGGAACTGGTTATAGGTAACGAACCGGCCAGTGGCTTCATCGAACACATCACCAGCTCGCGCTAAAGTTCCCGTGCTGGGCAACCACTTAACGTATAGACCTTTGTTCTCATTACCAAGCTCTCGATCAATCAGCCAAAGCACATGAGAGTGGGTGTCTCGGCGCTTGCTCTTTGCCACTTCCTGGAGCTTTGCGAGAGTTTCCTCGTCCAGTCGAATCTTTAGGTATTTGTCGGCCATTTGTTTCTCCTGCGGAACTGATGCCTAACGCTATGACGCAGAAAAGTTCCTGTCAATGCCTTGCGCGGCATTTTGTTATGTGCGATGATTCACTATCAGATCAGGAGGAAATCATGACTGTAGAGAAAGACCTTATCGTTCGCCGGGTGCAGATGTACCTGCATCTCTCTGCGGTATCGTGCAATCCGGATGACAAGTATCTGTTTGCATCCGAAGCCGAGCGCCTGTCGCGGGAGCTTGTGAAGTGAGCAACCTAGAACTTTGGCATAAGGTTGAGAAAACAGATCCGCACCACGTAAAGGCGATTACGGGGAAGAGCTATCAGGGCACATCTCCGAAGCCTCACTACCTAATCCATAAAGCGACCGAGACTTTTGGCCCGGTTGGGATTGGCTGGGGGTTCTCAATCGTTGATGAGCGGATCGAGGAAGGCGCTGGCGGAGAAAAAATGCATATCGCCCGCGTCAAGGTGTGGTTCAAGTGGAACGGAGAGCGCGGAGAGGTTGAGCACATCGGCGGCACACAGTTTAGCGGCACTCGCAAAAGCGGCCAGCCATTCACAGACGAGGACGCCCCGAAGAAGTCTGTGACAGATGCTCTCGTAAAGGCCTTGTCTATGATTGGATTCGCTGGCGATATCTTCATGGGTCGATATGACGACAGCAAATACGTCTCGGAGGTGAGGGAGGAGTTCTCTGAGCCGAAGGTTGCGCCGAAGCCAAAGCAGAAATCAGTGGCCGAGCGTAAAGCTATTTGGGCTCAGCTTATGGACGACCTGAACGCGGAAGCCCCTAAGGGGTGGAAGAAGATGGTCGAATATATGACGCACAGCGACACGCTCGCTGCTGTCGAAGAGCTTGGTGACTACAAGGATCAGTTCCTCGATGAAGCCCGCGACCTAACCAAGCTGGTCAAGGCTGGAGAAGAGGCGGCAGGTGAGCCAGTAGCCAAAGCTATGTCTCGCGTACTGCCTAATTTCGATAACATGCAGTCTGGCGATGCGCTGGACGAAATGCTTCAATCACAAGGAGAACAGGAATGAACCGACTAGATGCGCTTGCTGTACGAGAGGTTAACGGGAAGAGCTACTTCACCAAGCTTGGGGTGGCCTTTCAGAACAAGAACGGAGACGGCTGGAACCTGTTGCTCGATGCAATGCCTGCTCCCGTCGATGGTCAATTTAAGATCATGCTGAAACCTACCATGCAGAAGGATGGGGAATCATCGGGCGGCTTCCAGCCACGGGGAAATACCCGCCACCCAGATGATATCCCGTTCTGATCATGGAAAAGCAGTCATTCAGGCTGTCGAATAAGGAAGTGAGGCACCGCGCAGCTCGTGCGGTCCTCGACGCTCCAGACTACTGGACGGTAGACATAAACCCTCCAAAGCGGTCCAGAGAGCAGAATGATCGAATGTGGGCCATGCTTGGCGAAATATCTAAGCAGGTAGATTGGTATGGAAAAAAGCTATCAGACCTTCAATGGAAGGACGTGTTTACAGCAGCCCTTCGGGAATACGAGGTTGTACCTGGAATAACGCCGGGCACGTTCGTTGTGTTGGGAATGAGAACGTCGAAGATGAACACTAAGGAAATGAGCGACCTCATGACCTTAATCGAGGCATTTGGAAAAGAGAAAGGGGTTGTTTTCAATGACCCAAAATGGAGAGATGAATGATTATTAACGGGAAGACCCTATACGATCTAAAGCCCCTTGATCCGATGATCTATGAGAAGCGCAAAGAGAAGGGGATGAGCTGGGGACTGAGTGAGGCGGGGTACGATATCCGGATTAAGGATGAGGTGGTCCTAACTCGTTGGATGCGGTTTTCCATTGCCAGTTCTATGGAGCGGTTTACGATGCCAGATAATCTTCTTGGCGTAGTGCACGATAAGAGTACATGGGCGCGGCAGGGATTGTCAGTGTTCAATACTGTTCTGGAACCCGCGTGGGAAGGCTGGCTAACACTTGAGCTAGTCTACCACGGACGAGATCGGCTGCGAATTGAGGCTGGATCTCCTATTGCTCAGGTGCTGTTCCACGAGGTTAAGCATCCGGCGCACTACTCAGGGAAGTACCAGAACCAGCCAGACGAGCCCGTAGAGGCCATTCTGGAATGATCCGGTCTAAGAAGTACCTAGCAGGATCGAAGGGCGCCCCGTGCTCCTTTCGTATTCCAGGGATCTGCAATGGAGACTGGTCCACGACCGTTCCTTGTCATATCCGAGACGGGAACAAAGGAATGGGCAATAAGGCATCTGATCTTTCCGTGGTGAATGGATGCAGCTCGTGTCACGATGCAATGGATGGGCGCAGCATTGTCCTAAGCCGGGAGGATTGGCTATTCTATGCACTGAGAGGATTGCAGGAGACGCTACAGCAGAGGTTCGAGGCTGGCCTTCTGATCGTCCCAGTAGATATAGAGACTGGCCTTATGGATCGACCCGTAAAGCCACGTAAACCGAAATCGAAGAGGGCAAAAATCCCATCCCGTAAATTCGGCACTTGACAGCACGGTGCTTGCATATATGATGAGGAAACAAAGGAGAGCGAGAATGCCAAAAGATGCCTAGGGTCTATATCCGCGCTACCGTTTGTCCAAAATGCGGAGAACCGAGAGATGCGGAGCGTGACCACGGAAACTTTTGCACCAAGCACCACCGCCTCTATCAAATGCGCAATAGCTCGCGCCATAGGGGCCTATATTGCCCGACAGAGGAAGAGATAGAA